CTAACGCCTCGGCCGCCATCCGACGGGCAAGGAATTTATCCGCATCTCGTGCATGATGCCGGGCACGGCAACGCGCCAGTACACATCGGACAAGCCGGGCTTGTCCTGCTCCCTCGCCTTCGGATACGCAAGCGAAACAATGATTTCAAGCGGGTCGCGGCCGCATTCCTCCGCAATTTCCAGCACGAACGCAAGCGGCAGTTTCAGACGGCCGCTGCGGTACTGGCTGATACGGCTCTGGCTGACGTGCCAATGGTCGGCCAGTTTGTAATCTGACTTGATGTTTTTATAGCGTTTGAACAAATCCAGCCATTGCGCGGCGTTTCTCATGATAAAACAAAGCCTTACGGTTATTCGTAAGGCTTATTTTACGGGCGGCGGCAAAATGCGGCTACGTTCGCAAATGCTAACGGTGTGCGGGCGGTTTTTCAGACGGCCTTTTCCTGTCTTTTTCCATGACGAAGGTGAGGTAGTCTTCATCTCGGACTGCTTCTATCCCCTTCTTGATTAGTAGGTTGAGAATCTCGGTTTCTTTGAAGCCGGATTTAGTTAAAACGACGGCGCGGACAAACTCTTCGCGCACTTTTTCCCAAATCTCATCTTGTATGTGCTTGCTCGGCATGTGGCCTCCTTTCAATTTACGCATTTTCTAAGAAGCTACACTTTCTGCTATTCGGTGTAAATATTTCTTGACTTTATATAATCTGTGAATTTAAGATTGCGCCAATTATATATTTTCTTAGAAAACGTAAGAAAGCCAGCTATGCGCAGCCTTAACCCTGTAACCGCCTCCCGCAACTCGGCCGCCCAAGCGGTGCTTAACCCCCCCACTAGTAACACGGGGGGAGCTGAAAAAGCAGAGGGCTGGGATTTAAACGGAAGAACTGCCGCCTCGGTAAGCGTTTCTTATGAACACGTCGTAAGGGCGAACGGCAAAACAAAAACCATCCCGCTGAAACGCGGCAACGGCAAGGCAGCCTTCATCGACTATCTGACAATCGTGTTCAGGGATTCCGTATTTAAGGAAATGGCCGAAAGCATGGGCATGGACAAAGAAGACATGCTGTGCGCCGCCTCTGCGTGGCTGGTGGATGTGATGGGCTTTGAGATTGGCCCCGAAAAAAACGGCCGCCACGGATACGCACGCTCCTTCCTTCTCGGAACAGACGAGTGCAAATACGGCTTTTTTGCCATGGGTGGCGCAAAAGTGGGCGATACCGTCTGTTTCTCCTTCTCCGGCATGGGGGTGAATGCCGCCGCTTCCGGTTGGGAGCATCGTCTTTACGATTTCATGGCAGAACATGAAACCCAATGTCACATAACCCGCATTGACCTGTCCCATGACTTTTTGAATGGCGAATACACCTGCGATCAGGCCAAACAGCAATGGGAAGCCGATTTATATACCACCTACCGCGCAAAGCCGCAGGCCGAATGTATCGGCGGCGACTGGATGTTGGACAAGGGAACAGGCCGCACGTTCCAGATTGGCGCAAGGGGTGCAAGCAAAATTTGCCGCGTCTATGAAAAAGGCAAAGAACAGGGCGATTCGCAAAGCCCGTGGGTGCGCGTGGAAGTCCAGATGCGCAACCGTGATTATCTGCTGCTGCCCGATATGCTTGTAGAGCCGGGCTCTTATTTCTCCGGTGCTTATCCCGCCCTTGAATTGCTGGCTGCCAAATATGGAGAAACGCCGTCTAGGGCGGAAGTCAAAAAAAAAATTGAAGAAATTTCGGTAGAACACGTAATCAAATACGCGTCTATGCAGTGCGGCCGCGCCATCTTCATGCTTGAAGAATACGGCATGGATGACAAAACGATTAAAGAAGTTCTGAAAGACGGCAAAAAGGAAATGCCGCGCCGTCTGAAAAAAGAAGCCTTTGACTGCGGCCACCTCGTGATCAGGCAGATTCATGAGCGCAGACGGCAGATCAAATCCGAGCGTGAATTAAATGAATTGCGCACAAAAGACAACGCGCCCGAAAGGATGCAGACGCCGCCGCGTCCTGCTCCGGTGCGGAAATATTCCAGCATGCAGGATTTCTTGAAAGAGAAAGAACGGCTGGAAAGAATGGCCGCAAAAGGATTCAGCCGTCTGATTTACAAGGCGGGAACGGAAATTGAACGCGAAGCCATCAGGCGGGACAGACATGCATGGCTTCGTATCAAGTGCCATCAGGAAACAGGTGAGGCACGCGCGGATTATGTGGAAGTCTTGAAAGAATATCTTGAGGAACTCGATTGGGCACGCTACGCCACGCCTTCATGGCTGCTTAACCCCAAATTCACCCCATTACCGATTACCGATTCCGAACAGCCGGCGGAATAAGTAAAGCCCCGCCCTGCCCCGTCTCGGCGGGCAAAGTAAACCGGCAATTAAACGACCAAATGGAGTAAGCAAAATGCCAGTAATGACACTGAGAAAAGTAGCCTGGAATAAAGGTGTAACCGATAACGGCGTGGAATACGACTATACCCGTATTACATGCGAAATTCCGATTTACGAAGGTTCGCCCAAGGAATTCGGCGTAGAAACCTTTGAGCTTGAATACGGCCCCGAATCCCGCCATCACGAACTGATGCAACTGAAAGGCAAATTGCCCGTTCAAGTGGAAATTGGCTACATGGAAGCCAAAAAAGGCAAAAACCTGATCCGCGTCGTGCAGTCCCTGCGCGTGCTGGATGAACCGAAAGACAAAAAGGTATCTTGATTTTAAGGGCTGGCCGCCTGCCTTTGAACGGCGGCAAATCGTGTTAATTAAGGAGACTAACATGTCTAAACTGCAAAAAGTGAAAGGCTTTGCATACAAAGCCACTGTTCCGGCCGTTCTGGCCGTTGCTTCGGTTTCCGCCCATGCGGACACCGGCGTTGATGTTTCATCGCTGGGTACGGAAGTTGTGAAAGCGATTTCTCAAATTGTGGCAATTATTACCTCAATTGGTTTGGCGGCAACTTCCGTTGTTATCGGTATTTCCGCCTTCCGCATCGCCTGGAGCTTCGTTAAAGGTATGAAGTGAAAGGTTGAAACAAATGGCTTTATACAGGGTCGGATACCAGTGTGTTAGCGAACAGCAGGCAAATGATCTGATCCTGTCCCAAATGCCGCCTTTCTACCTTCGGGACGGTTCTTTATCCCGTCCCGAATTGGTGGGGGGGCAGTGGCAGTATATGGGGCGGGCAGTGAAGCTGGATTTTCCCGAATGCAGTCCTTCCGATCAGGTATATCAAGGCGCGTATTTCGGTATGCTGCTTGTTTTGGCGGTGGCTGTTTCGTTCGGATTCAAACAAATTTACCGGTTGATTTATTCGATTGGCGGCAATGATGATAATTGATTTTTATTTTGTCTTTGGCTTTGTCGTCGTTTCTTTGGCCGGATACGTACTGTTTTCAAAATGAGGCCGAAAAGCGCGGAAGTCTTGCGGATGCGGGCGGAAAGCCCCTGCGCATCCGCCCGCATCCGCAAGACGCCCGGGCGCATAGGCTGTATTTTGAATAAGGGGGATAAATGGACAAATTGGAAACCGTATTTTTTGTCGGATTGATGGCGGCTCTTTTTTTGATGAGTGTTTTTGCGGTATTTGGAATTTTCGGATTATGAAAAAGTACCTGCTGGCCGTCTTCGTGGCGGCTTTTTCTTTGTTTTCTTGGGCGGAAGGTGATGTTGAGGAACATGATGGGTCGGGAATGTCTGAAACAGTTACTCCCTGTACCGGAAGGCCTAACGGATACAGTTATACAAGTAAAAAATATGGAAAGATTGTTTGCAAAAATGGCAAAGCAGATATGCAGATGATTGATTTGAATAAAAAAGGTAATGGCGGTCTTGGTGGAAGTGGTGGTGGCGATGGTCGTGGCTCTGGCGGTTCGGGAGGCGGCGGTAGTGGCGGCGGTAAAGGGGTCGGTTCGGGCGGCTCTTCCGGTATTGGTGATGGCTCTTCTGCCGGTCATGGTTCGGTCGGTGGCGGAGGTACTGGCGGATCAGGCGGTAGCGGTTCGGGCAGTGGCGGCAGCGGCTCGGGAAGCGGTGGTACGGGTTCGGGCAGTGGCGGCAGTGGTTCGGGAAATGGTGGTACTGGCTCGGGTGGTGGCGGTATTGGCTATGTTCCCCCCTCTGGCGGTCAATGTCGGTTAGCTGGTGGAACTGATGATCTTTGTCCAAATGGCGTTGTTTCAATTGCTGGCGGCAAAAAAGCTTGTATTACCGGTAGGGGTTCCAATGGCGGTATTAAATGGGGTGAAGTGATTGATACAGAATCAAACAATTATTTGATTTGTGATGATTCCTGCTCTTCCGGCACAGTTCGATTTGGCACAAGCAAAAGCGGTAAAACAGTTTGCAAACGCCCGATGAAAGATGAAGATCAAGATGAGGAAAAAGACAAAAAAGACGACAAGGAAAGCAAAGACGATAAGGAAAGCGATAAAGGCGGCAAGGATGAGAAAGACGGCAAGGAAAGTCAAGACGGCAGGCAGGATGGCGGCAATTCTGACAATGCGGCTATTTTAAAAGGCATGGGTGGAATCCTTGATTCGCTCGGCCAAATGAACAAAACGTTAAACAATATCAGTAAGCAGATTGGAAATTTGGAAAAAAACGGCAAGGGGAAAAGCGGGGATGGCAGCGAAAGCGGAAATGACAAAGGCAATGGCAAAGGTGCCGGACAAGGTGATCAGGATGGCAGGGGCAAGGGTGAAGGTATTGGCAGCGGTTCGGGTGAAGGTAAGGGCAACGGATCGGAAAGCGGCGAAGCAACCGTTGCCGGTGCGGATTGGGGCAGTTTGAACGGAAAGCAGGGTGGTTTCAAGCATCAGAAGGCTAATCGGTTCAATGAGGCTGGTCAGTGTCCTATGCCGATACAGTTTCAATTTCAGGTTTTGAACGCAAGTGGAAATTTTGCGTTTTCTTATCATGTAATTTGTGATGTGGCGTTGAGGCTGAGGCCGTTGCTGATTGCTTTCGCTTATATTGTTTCGGCTTCGATTTGTTTCGGTGCTGTGGTTTCTAAATCGGATTAATGGTGAATTATGCCTGCCTGGTTAGCTGCGCTTGTCCCGATAATTGTTGAAGCGATTTTCAAAGTTTTATCGGCAATCGGTGTTTATTTTGTCGCAACGGAAGCGGTTGACAAAGTTTTTGAATATTTTTGGGATAAGGTCGGAAGCTATTTGAATGGTCTGCCGATGGATTTTATCAATCTTTTTTATCTGTCCGGTGCCGGTGAGGCTCTGAATATTGTGATTGGTGCGTATACTTTGGCTATGGGCTGGAAGTTGGGGGAGAAAACCATGAAGATTGCAGGTCCGAAAGGGGGTAAGAAGTGATTACTTTGATTACGGGGACGCCTGGGGCGGGTAAAACCCTCTATATGGTTTCCGAATTGGCAAAAAATAAGGAATTTCAGGGGCGCAGGGTTTTTGTTGACGGTATTAAAGGTCTGAAACTGGACAATATCGAGCCGTTCCCGGATGGCTGCGGCGTATTGAATATGCACGAATGGGCGAAAGAAGCGGAATATCATGGCTCTGTTTTCGTTATTGATGAGGCGCAGCGGGTGTTTCCGCCCCGCTCTTCCAATTCCAAAGCTCCTGATCTGGTGGAATTTCTCCATGTTCACCGGCATTTCGGGCTGGATATTTATCTGATTACCCAAATGCCGGCGCGTATAGACAAGAATGTCCGCGACCTCGTCGGGGCGCATTATCATATTCATAAGAATCCTTTGGGTTTTCGGGTAAAGTATTACTGGGACTATTGCGCCAATAATCCGCGCTCGGAAGCGAAAAACGGACAACATTCTGTTTACAGGCTGGATAAAAGCGTTTTCAAGCTTTACGAATCGGCGCAGATTCATACCAAAGTGAGGACGCCTAAAAGCAAAGTCCGCTGGATTATTCCTGCGGTTTTGTGCGGCATGGTTTATTTTGGCATGGATTCGTATAAGAAATTGTCCGGCATGGCCGAAAAGAAGGAATCCGCCGATAAAGTTGCGGCTTCTCCGGCCCCCCCCGGCGGCGGGGGCGGGGGGGGGCTTGTCGGGGGGGGGTGCGCCGCGCGACAGCAGTTGGATGAGTCTTTTAAGAACGTGAACGGCGGATATTCCCTTATGCCGGAAATGTTCAAACCAACTATTCCCGAAATGGCAGAATCGAAACCGATTTATGACGGTGTTCGTCAAGTGGCCGCGTTCGAGTACGCAACGGCCTGCATACAGAACGGCAAAAGCTGTAATTGTTACAGTGAGCAGGCAACCAAAATCCGTGAAATAAGTCGTGATTTGTGCATGGAGTATGTCCGCGACGGTCTGCCATTTAACCCTTATAAGCAAAAGCAGCAACAGCAACAGGAGAATGTACAGCAGGTTATGCAGCCGGAAAGCGGCTCTGGTAGTGGCGGCGGTTCGGTGCTGGCCTTGTCCGGCCGGGACAAGTATCTGCCGACGCCCAAATTCGGAGACGGGCCGTCTGCGCAATAGCCTGTAAAGGCCGTCTGAAAAGCAGACGGTTTTTTTTTGTTAATTATTGTAAATAATTGGCTGAATTCTTGATTTGATATATAGACTAGTCTATAATTCAAAACATCAAGAAATAGCGCACGTTGCGCAAGTCGCGCCTCGGACTATCAGGGGTAAGGATGTTAAATATGTTAAAAGTTGATACCAGTAATTTCATGGTTGTCGCAAACGAGGTTTATGAGCTTGTTAGAAAGCTGCCGAAAGTTCAGAGACAAAATCAGAAGGCTGTTTTAAGCTCTGCTGTTTCGCAGTGGATGTCGGCTGAAAGGAACGATAAAAAAGAGTTAGACGCTGCCTGCGCGAGACTTCAAAGGGTGGTTGCCTATTTCTCTAATCGCGGAAAAAATTAATTGATAGTGCCGTCGAAAGGCGGCATTCTTTTTTAGGATATTTATGGAAAAAGAGAATTCGCGCCAAAAAGCGCAGCGAAAGTATCTGACGCAAAAGCGGTTTCAAAAAACGGTTGCTTTTAACCGTGAAAGCGAGGCCGATTTAATTGAGCTAGCCGCAGCTTTGCCGGATTTCTCCGGCTGGGTTAAGGCACATTTGAGGAGGTTGAAAGATGACGCACGATAA